ATCTAAGCTTCCGGCGACGCCGGGCGAAAGAGGAGGAGGACAATGGAAAATCAGAAGAGTGACATTCGCGCCCGCGTGCTCCGCTGGGCGTCGGGCATCCTGCTTTCGGCGGCCGGTATTTCGGCCATCGTCTCCCACGAGGGCCTGAAGTACAAGGCGTATCCAGACCCAGGCACCGGTGGCGCGCCGTGGACGATCTGTTACGGACATACAGGCCCGGACGTGTTCCCGGGGTTGGAAGTTAACCAGGCGTGGTGCGACCGTGCGTTGGCCCGTGATCTGCTGGTTGCCCAGACAGCTGTGACCAGAGCGGTGCGGGTGCCTATCACGCAAGGCGAAATGGATGCTTACGCCTCCTTCGTCTTTAATGTCGGCGAAGGCAACTGGCGTGCGTCCACGATGCTGCGTCTCCTCAACCAAGGAAAGCGCAAGGAAGCGTGCGACCAGTTCCCTCGGTGGATCTACGCTAACAAGCTGAAGCTTGGTGGCTTGGTGAGCCGGCGATACGAGGAGCGCGCAACTTGCTTGTCGGGAGGTGCCTATGTACATCGTCCGTAACATCCAGCTGCTGCTTGGTGGCTTGCTTTTGGCGTTGGTGTTGTTTTTGGGCTTCCGCGCGTACCTGGCAGATCGAAGAGCTACGCAGGCGCAAGAGAATTATCAGGCTGCTGCGGGCGATGCCCAAGCTGCTACCGTCTATGTGCAAGCACACAAGGAGGTTGTGAAACAAAGGAGAGTAAAGGATGAGCAAGTGGAAAAGGTTTTATCCGCGAACGCTGCGTGGGATAGTGAGCCTGTGCCTGATGATGTCGGCCAGCTCCTGCGTCACCCTTCAGGCGCCACCCGCGCAGTACCTTGAGGCATGCGAGGTTACTTACCTGCCCAACGGGCCGGTGCGTCAGGGGGACGTGGTGAGGCTGGCGGTAGCGCGAGAGTACGACGTGAAGCTGTGCAACGCCGACAAGGCTGCGCTGAAAGCTTGGTACGACGGCTACTGTGACGCAGCAGGATCTCGCTGCCGCGTTAAGTACGGCAGCAAGAAATAAAAAAAGCCCCGAGCAGAATATCGCTCGGGGCTTTTCGGTTTCCTGCCACGCAACCGCTTAGACCGCGCTGCGCACCTCAATCAACCGGCGCAGCGGTGCGGCCGTCGTCGACAACCAAGCGGGAACGTGCACGTAAATATTCATGCGATGATCTCCATTACGGCGCCGATGAACTGCTCGGCTTGCTGCGGGACGATGGCATTGCCGTAACCGCGCAGGCGTCCCACGCGGGCGGCATGACCTTTGCCCAGCGGAAATCCAATCTCGGCATGCGCCTCAGCGGCTTGACCCCAAGCCTCCTGTGCATGGCGTGCCAGAACTGGTGACAGAAAATGCAGAGCGTCTGCAAGTTTTCTGACGCGTTGTTCCTCCAGTCCTCGTCCACGTGATGTACGTGCAGCCGCTTCGCTGTCCCACAACATTCGCAGATCGGACCGCGCTCCTTCCTGGCGGCGTAGTGGTAGGCCTTGCGCGACTGCCCACCCCTGGGCCGCGAGTTGGCACACGAAAGCGAGCAGAACCTGCGGCGCTTGAATGTTCCCAAATCCTCCAACCGGCCCGAGTCGTTGTGCTTCCTCACCAAGAGCGAGGCACAGGTTTCGCAGTTCCTCGGCGGCGTCGGTTTCGCGGGCCTTGGCATACTCAGTCACTCCCTCTTCGATTTCGACAAGGCAACTATCCCGCACACGTCCCAGGCCATCGGGTAGCCCATCAACCAACGACTGTGGGCTGGCCTCAACTGGCCGCCACTTCCCATCGCGGCATCCGAGCCAGTCAGCAGTTCTCCAGTGGCCGTTAAGCGGGCCGGCGCCCCTGTCATCGGCGTTGGCCCCCCACACAGCTGCACTTGATGCGACAGCATCGTCGGCGCCGTGTTGCCGGTCTTGGCCTGTGACCGCTTTATGTACTGCTCCGCCGTCCCGCCTGGCTCGCTCGCCGTCGGTGTACCCCACCCAGAAAGTTCGGTCACGCAGGTGCGGCGCACCGATCCCCGCTGCCGGACCAGCGTACGCCCCGACGGCGTAATCCAGGGCTTCCAGGTCAGTGAGTACAAGGTCGACCCAAGGCCCGACAGCCGCGCTTGCAACCTGCTCGCCAAGGACGACTGCAGGACGGCACTGCTGGATGAGCCAGTGAAATGCGGGCCACAGGTGCCGCTCGTCAGCAAACCCATCGCCTTTGCCTGCCGCGCTGAAAGGCTGGCAGGGACAACTGCCAGTCCAGACGGGGCGATCATGGGGCCATCCGGCCAACTGTAGTGCGAGCGGCCATCCGCCGATTCCGGCGAAGAAATGGCATTGCACGTACCGCTGCAGCTCTTGGGGTTCAATTTCTTCAATGCTGCGCTCATCGACGACTCCCGGCGGCAAGTGACCCTGCGCGATCAGCTCGCGCAGCCAGGCCGCAGCCTTGGGGTCGAACTCGTTGTAGAAGTGTGTCATGCATACGCACCTCGGACCACACGCGCCAGCGCACGAAGGTCGGTCAGCTGCGGCGTGTGCCGCAAGTTGTGGCGCGACTGCCAGAACGCCATCGCGGTGTTGTCTGCAGCGAGGATCGGCGCGGAGAGGCGCGCGGGCCACCGGGCCTTGTGCCGACGCATTTCCTCAGCCTCCTCTTCCGCCCCGGCGAAGAGGAATGAGCCGTAGCCGGCGACGCGGATAACCCAATGCTTGCTCATCGTAACACCTCCGGCGCCTGCGCGGCCGCCATGGCGGCGTCCACATCTTCATCCAGGCCGCTGCCAAACAAGCACGGCACGCAGCACGGGGTAGCAGCAACGACTACCGGGTCACTGTCCGTAGACACTGAGGACTCATTTCGCAGCCACCGATACCGCTCCGCATCGCGCTGCACGTCCTTCGGCACTGCAGCTGCGGGCGGGAAAGCGTAGTTTTTTCGGCGGGCCAGGAAAGCGCGCACTGTCCGCACATCGTCTTCTGCGGCCATCGCCGCTGCCGCGTCAGATGCGTACAGGCCCCGCAGGCTACTTAATATCTCTGCGTCCGTGGGGGTAGCAGACGCAGCATCGTCGTATTCTGCCGCGCGATCCGGCTGCGCTGCCAGTAGCTCGGGGAGGGCGGCCAGGATTGCATCTGCTAGCGCTGCCGCACCGAGTGCATGCTTACCGTCCACTCTGCGGATGACTTCGGCCAACGCCTCGGGGGTGATTGCGATGCTCATCGTGTCAGTTTCCTTCGGTAGGTTGTGGGTTGCGCCCAATGCCGGGTGATCACGGCGCACCGCATACGCGGGCCAGGGCGGTGCGACGCCGCGCTACTGCGTTGTCGAGCCGCAGGCAAATACGTCGCCACTCCTGCCTGTATAGTGCGCAACGGTCGAATTCTGCACGTGCTGCATCGTATTCCTTGTCTGCTTCGATCAGTTCATTTAGGGCCGTTACAGCCTCTGCTGCCCAGGAGTGCAGCACGTCAACGGCCATGGTCGGGCGATATTCGCGCAGCAGCCCACCTAGCGCTTCGGGGGCGATTTCAGTTTTCATTGACATTCTCCAGGGATGCGTCTACGGCGACGCGAAAGTCTTCTAGTGTAGGCGTGCCCCAGTGGTCTTTTACGCATATATCGGGCGACCAGTAGCCATGACCGTCCCAATCCAGAATTTTCAACATCCCCCTAAAGCGTTCGGCATCCGCCCGAAGCGCGTCAACTTCGGCGTGCAGATTTGCAATGTACTCTGCGCTGCTCATTTCTCGATCCTCGCCTTCTCCAGGGCCGCGCGCTTCTTTTCTAGCCGCAGCATCTGCCTTTTCAAGGCGGCTTCCTTCGCACCCAGTTCTTCAAGGGCCGCGATTATCGCCTCGGCCTTCGTGTCGTGCAGCTTGCGGGAGTCGCAGTAGCTTCCATTTTCCGTCTTTAGGCCGTAGCCGTAGCGGCGGGCTTCGATGATTTTAACCTTACACACCACGCCGGCTAGCGACACGGTCCACGCTTCGTACGGGTAGGTCCGAGTATTCATTTCTGCACCTCACATTTTGCACTAAACCAAATTACGCCCGGCTCATTGGTGCTGGACGCTTGCCAGACCACGGCAGCCTTACCACAGTGCTGTATGGCCTCCCGCATCGCCTGCTCGGCAGGTGTGCCGGCCCGACCTTGACCGAGCAGCACCACCGTGGCTAAGGACGAGACTATCACCCCCACGCAGACCTCCACCCACCCCGCTACTAAATGCCGACTGCTCATTTGGATTCCTCGCCCGCCCCGCAGGGCTTGTTTGTGTTGGGAGATAATTGCACGGAATTTGCAGCCGGGCAAGCACAATTTTATGAACCCGTTTAGCTGAAGAAGAACGGGCTGCTGCGGACCTCTTCCAGGTTCAGTGTGCCCCTGCTGG